AGCATATTCATTACAGCCGTTTATTAGCGCTATTGAAAACCGTTTATCTATGGATGATATTACGGCACACGGTAACGTAGTGCGCTTTGCTTTAGATGAAACTTTTTTACGTGCCGATACTGCAGCGCGTTTAGATGCAATAGAGAAAATGCTTAATCTAGGTTTAATTGATTTAGAGCAAGCGCAAAGTATGGAACAGCTAAGCCCAATGGGCCTTAATGAAGGGAACGGCACTAATGATCTTAACGTTTAGTGGCAATATCGAGGCAGTAGATAGTGGCGAGCGCCGTACTATTTCAGGCAAAATTGCACCGTATGGCGAGATAGGATTCACAAGCGCAGGTAAAGTAATGTTTGCACCTGACTCAATCGAAGCCACAGAGCCAAGTAAAGTTAAACTTTTAATGTCACACGATAATACAAAGCCAGTAGGGCGTATGCAAAGTATTACATCTGCTAAAGACGGCCTTTACGCCAGCTTTAAGGTAAGTGCATCCTCACGGGGATCAGATGCGATTTTGCTAGCCCAGGAGCAACTTATGGACGGCTTATCCGTTGGTGTGGAAGTTATCGCATCAAAGCCCCAAAAAGATTATCTCCTGGTCACCGCTGCCACCTTACGCGAGGTGTCACTCGTAGAGAGCGCTGCCTTTGCTAGCGCCGCGGTGCAAAAAATTGCTGCAAGCGAAAGCGAAACAGTAGAACCAAATCAACCAACCGAAACCGAAAGCGAGGCCGCTGTGACTACAGCCCCCGATCTAACCGCACCTGAGGCAGCAGATGCCACAGAGCAGGCTGCACCTACAGTAGAGGCAGCTCGTAAAATCATCCTACCAAGCGCACTTAACTCTCAGCGCGTACGTACACCTATTACGTCTATGGGTGCATACACAGAACACAAGATTAAAGCTGCATTAGGTAATGAAGATAGCAAGCTATATGTAACAGCTGCAGATGACTCATTTTCTACTAACCCAGCGTTTAACCCAACTCAGTACCTATCAGAGTTTCCAACTAATACACGTTTTGGCACACCTGCTATAGATGCGTGTAGCCGTGGTACTTTGCCAGCAAACGGTATGACTATTAACATACCGTCTCTTGTGACAAGTGCGGGCGGCCAGTCAGGCGTTGCACCTGTAGTAACTGTAGAAAATGAAGCTGGAGCTGTAGAAAATACAGGTATGGTTACAGAATATCTATCAGGTACAGTTAAAAAGTATTCAGGTATGAATACAATCAGTATTGAGCTTTTAGAACGCTCAGATCCTAACTTTTATGCAGAGCTAACTACACAGCTACAAAATGCGTATTTGAAAACTCTTGATACCACCGTTTTGGCGGCCCTTGTGACAGCTGGAACAGTAGCTACTACTGCACAAGCTGCTACATCTGCAGGCATTATTGGTTATACATCTGAGGCCGCACGTCTTGTTTACGAGGCTACTGGTTACTTTGCTAATAACTATATTGCTAATGGTTCACAATGGCAGTTACTTCTTGGCGCTGTGGATTCAACGGGAAGACCTATTTATTCTTCTAGCCAACCAATGAACGCAGCTGGGTTAACACAGCCTGGTTCAATCCGCGGCAACGTACTAGGCCTTGATCTATACGTAGATAAGAACTTTGCGGCTACTACAACTGTGGATGACTCAGCGATTATTCTTGCGCCTGAGGCCTTTACTGTTTACCAATCACCTACTGCCTATATGTCAGTAAACGTAGTATCCAACCTACAGGTGCAGGTAGCTATCTATGGCTATATGGCAACTATTGCCAAGATGCCTAAGGGTATTATCCGTTACAACTTCACCTAAGAAAACCCACTAATAGTTTGGTAGGCCTCTTAGCCCTTTGAGGCTTACCAAACCTAAGTAAGATAGGAGTACACAAGTGCCAGCAACGTATGTAACAGCTGCTACCTTAAAGGCTAGCCTGGGCGTTGGCACTTTGTACGATGCTTACACCTGGATAGAGGACACCTGCCAAGCCGCACAAGATCTAATAAACGGCTTTTTATGGTTTGACAGCGCGCCCGTAGTCGGTACCGCGTTAGTGTCTAATGTCGCTACAGTTATGGTTGCCAACCCTGGCATCTTTACTACGGGCCAATCAGTAACTATTGCTGGGGCTGGTTCAACCTTTAACGGTACTTACACAATTACGGGCACAATTCCTTTTAGCACAGGCACCTCTAATATCTTGCCTGCGTTTAATATGCAGCTTAACTATTGGCAATTCCCACAGGGCTATAGCTTTATACAATATGCAAAAGTAGCGGCAGATCAAAACTTTAGGCGCGTACTGCCTTACGGCACTATGACAGGTGACGATACAAAAACTGCTACCTATGCCAATACCCCAGCTATTAACGCTGCAGCTTTGATGTTGGCAGAAAATATATGGACATCTAGATTTAGTACACAAAACGGCGGCACTAGTCTAGACGGCTATAGTCCTAGCCCGTTCAAAATGTCAAATACGCTTTTGGCATCCGTAAGAGGCCTCTTAGCAAATTATCTTTCACCCGCAAGTATGGTCGGATAATGGCAGCCGCAATAACTACGCTACGCAGCACCATAGCTGCAGCTTTAGCTAATACAGGTGTATGGACGGTATTTAATTACCCGCCTAGCACTATGCAAAGTAGCTCAATAGTGGTGGCACCTGCGGATCCATATATCACGCCCAATAACAACTCATACGCGACTATCTCGCCAATGGCTAATTTTAAGATTATTATGACGGTGCCTATGTTTGATAATGCTTCAAACCTTATAGGCATAGAGGACACAATAGTAGCTGTCTTTGCCAAGCTAGCCGCTAGCACAATCGTATTTAATGTTACAAGCGTGAGCGCGCCTAGCGTACTAAGCGTTGCTGCAGGTGACTATTTAACTGCAGACCTACAAATATCCGTACTAACGAGCTGGAGCTAAAATGGCACTAACAGATGAGGATAAAGCGTTTTTAATCAAAATTGGCCAAGAGCTGCCAGTAGAGGTTAAAGAGACAAAAACAAAAGAAACACCTACAGAAAAGGACGAGGCATAAGCGATGGCTATTTATTTATCCAACGGTGTAGTGGTCACGCTAAACAGCGTAGCCCTATCTGATCACGTAACAAGCGCAACTATTAACCGTAGCTTTGATGAGCTAGAGGTAACAGCTATGGGCGATACAGCTCATAAGTTTGTTAAAGGCCTAGAGGCCAGCACAATTACTCTAGACTTTTTATCTGACACGGCTGCCGCTAATGTAAATGCAACGCTGCAAGCTGCTTGGGGTACAACCGTGACCCTTACGCTAAAGCAGACAAACGCTGCAACCTCAGCGACTAACCCGCTATACAGCACAACAGTATTAGTAAATAACACTACCGACATTAACGGCGCAGTAGCCGATATTGCTACCCAGTCAATTACTTTTACCTGTAATTCAGTCATTGTAATATCTACAAGCTGATAAGAAACCAAAGGGGCTAACACAATGGCAAAACTTAAAATAACAAGGGCAGACGGCAGCGTATCGGATCATCAGATTACGCCACGTATTGAGTATGCTTTTGAGTTATACGCAAAGGCAGGCTTCCACAAGGTTTTTAGAGATTTCGAGCGCCAAAGTGATGTTTACTGGTTGGCCTGGGAGTGTTTACGATCCAGCGGGCAGACCGTACCTATGTTTGGGGCAGAGTTTTTAGACACTTTAGCCAAGGTTGAGGTACTAGATGATGACCCTTTGGGGTAGTGGGGCGCGGTAGCTTTGGTTACCTCATAGCGCAGCTAGCCGTAGAAACGGGTATCGCGCCTCAGTACTTACTAGACCTGGATGATGTGATGTTTAAGAATATGCTTAAAGTAATAAACGATAGAGCTAAGGAGCAACAAAATGCCAGTAGAGGTAAGGGGCGGCGTTGAGCTACGCAAGGCGCTAAAAAAGTTTACCCCTGACCTGGCTAAAGCCTTGCCTAAAGAGGTAGCAGCTGCCCTTAAACCTATAGTTAAAACTGGCAAGGGATACCTGCCCGATAATGGACAGATACTAAGCGGCTGGGTGACACGGCCTAATTCTACGGGCACGTTCCCTACCTATGATGTAAGCATAGCAAAATCTAAAATAGGCTATAAGACCACACCCTCAAAACCTAATTCTAAAGGCTTTAGATCTCTAGTCAGTATTTTTAACAAAAATGCTGCAGCATCTATCTATGAGCGTATGGGTAAGTTAAGCGCTGAGAGTGTCTTTGTAAAAAATCAACAGCAAAAGTACAACGCACCTTTTAAGGGTAAAGACAAGATGCAGGGGCGCGTTTTATTCAGAGCCTACGATGAGAATAACGGCAAGGCTAGAGATGCGGTTATTACAGCTATTAACTCAGCTGGGGCTGCCCTTAATAAAAGTACAAAGGTGTAATTATGGCCAGCGTAGTTATAGATATAGCTTCGGAGTTCACAGGCAAAAAAGCCTTTAAGCAAGCTGAGACAGCTACAGACAAGCTTAGTAAATCAGTTAAAAGTCTAGCTAAAACTTTTGGCCTTACTTTTGGCACGGCTGCCGTTATTGGCTATGCCAAAGCCTCAGTAAAGGCTGCAGCTGCAGACCAAAAGGCACAGCAACAGCTAGCCCTAGCATTAAAAAACGTAGGATTAGAGCGCGATGCTGCCTCAGCCGAAAGATTTATACAAACCTTACAAAGTGAGTTTGGCGTTATAGATGATTTACTAAGGCCCGCTTATCAAAAGCTAGCGGTAGCTACTAAAAATACAGCCGAGACACAACGCCTATTAGGTATTGCTTTAGACATAAGCGCATCTACAGGCAAAGATTTAGACACAGTTACGGGCGCTTTAAGCAAAGCGTACTTAGGTAATAACACAGCCTTAGGTAAATTAGGTGTAGGTATATCTAAAGCAGATCTTAAAACTAAATCTTTTAATGACATAACGAACGATTTAGCTACAACTTTTAAGGGTTCTGCAAAAGCAGCCTCAGAGACTTTTGCAGGATCCTTAGCTAAATTAGGTGTGGCCTCAGCCAATGTAAAAGAGATTATAGGTACGGGCCTTATAGATGCCTTAAAGATGCTAGGCGATGATAGTTCAGTATCAGACCTTGCTACTAATATGGAAAACGCGGCTACTAACGTAGCTAATTTAATAAGAGGTATGGGCGTACTGCTATCTCAGTTAGATAAACTACCAGGCGGGTTTAAGTTAGATGTAGCGATGATACCTATTATTGGTACTTACCTGAGCTTACTTACAGAGGTAGGGGCAAAAGCGGCGCGTATTGCAGCGGTAGGTGGCCAAAAAAATCCAATACAGGCAGGCACATATTTAAGTACACAAAAGAAAATAACAGCCCTTACTAAAGAGCAGGCAGCAGCCCAGGCTAAAATCCTTGCAGATAAAAAGTCACAGGCAATTTTAGACAAGGCAAACCTAGCTTTAGCTAAGGGTAACGATGTTTTCAATATGGATGCTATACAGCTCAACGCTGCGCTCATAGGGCAGGCTGAGGCGTTAGGTAAGGCCACTACTAGTGCACAGATTTTAAGCATAGCTAACGATGTACAGCGGCTAAAGGTTAAGCAAGATATAGCAGCGCTAGAGGATGCCATAGCCTCTAAGAATGATGCAGCCATAGTCAAGGCCACGGCCAAGCTAAACGAGGACTTAAAGATATTAGGCGCTTTGCAAAAGCAAGATGCCAAGCTGCTAGACATAAATAACGTCTTAGCGAGTATGAAGTCAACCGATCTAATTAACCTGGCTAACCTACAAGCTGCCCTAGATTTACTAGCTAAGTTTAAGTTCCCTACCTTGACCTTGCCAGGCATAGTAATGCCAGGGGGCACTAGTAACCTCAACCCTAACGCGGGCATTACTTTTAACCCTAACCAAAACAAAGACCGTAACTATGACCAAAACGTGTTAGATATAGCTGCAGGTATGTCTAGTAGCCAAAACGTTGCAGGTATTAACTTTAACCCTAACCAACAAAAAGACCGTAACTACACTAATAATGTAATTAACGTGAGCGCTGGGGTTATCGGTGATGAGAATATAATTGTGGATGCCGTGCAAAACGCCCTTAATGAGATAGCCCGCCGAGGCTACCTAACTACCTACGCAGGGGCGTTGCCAGCGTGACCGTGCCAGTAGTAAACGCGGTTATTAACTTTAGTACTGGCCCTAGCTTTGCTCAGGCTATGATTTTAGACAGCGGCTTATTAGGCACTAACGTGCTAGCAGATAGCGCTAGCGTAATTGTGGACGTATCTAACCAAGTAGACAGCATCCAAACTATTAGAGGCCGTAACGCACAGGCTGACCAATTCCAAACGGGCACCCTTACTATGCGTATCGTTGACCAAAATGGAGACTTTAACCCTCAAAACCCTAGCAGCCCGTATTACAACTTACTTACGCCTATGCGTAAAGTACAGATTACGGCTACCTACGGCGCTGTTACTTATCCAATCTTTTCAGGCTTTATTACTACTTATCAAACTACTACACCTAAAAATGCCTTAGATGTAGTTTATACAACTATCACAGCTGTAGATGCTTTTAGGTTAGCTCAAAACGCACAGATCAGTACCGTAGCTGGCACCTCAGCGGGTCAGCTTAGCGGTGCAAGAATAAATAACCTACTAGATGCTATTAGCTGGCCAGCCTCTATGCGTGATGTAGATGCGGGTTTAACCACAATGCAGGCAGACCCAGGCACAGCTCGCACAAGCCTTGCAGCTATGCAAACCGTAGAAACTAGCGAGTACGGGGCTTTATATGTAGATCCCGCTGGCTCGTTTGTCTTCCAAGACCGATCAGTAACGGCTGGCAGTACAGGGGCTTCGCCTACAGTATTTAACGATAACGGTACAAATATTGGCTACTTTAACGCGGTGTGGCGCCTTGACGATACCCTAGTTTATAACTCAGCCAGCATCACCCGCACAGGTGGCACAGCACAAACGGCTATTAACCAGCCGAGCATAGATAAATATTTTATTCATAGTTACAACCAGCAAAACCTACTGATGCAGACCGATGCCGTAGCCCTGGATTATGCACAGGCATACGTAGCATCTAGGGCTGAAACCAGTATTAGATGCGATGCTATACAGCTAGACCTTTATACAGATAACTATAATTTAGGCATTATTGCGGCCCTTAGCCTGGACTACTTTGACCCTGTAACTATTACAACTAACCAGCCTGGCGGATCAACGCTAACTAAGACTTTGCAGGTGTTTGGCGTAGCTCAAAGCATTACGCCTAACAGCTGGAAAACGACACTAACTACGTTAGAGCCAATAATTGACGGCTTTATATTAGACTCATCCATATACGGTTTGCTTGACAGCGGCGTATTAAGTTATTAAGGAGATAGGACTATGGCAGCTGGATTAGGTTTTAAGACCTTTACTACTGGCGAGGTACTTACGGCAGCTGATACTAACGGCTACCTAATGCAAGGCGTTTTAGTGTTTGCCTCAGCGGCAGCCCGTAACGCAGCTATTACATCACCGCAAGAGGGTCAATTTGCATATACCAAAGACACAAACGGTTTATGGTATTACGACGGTGCAGCCTGGGTAGCCTCAGGTGCTACAGGAGATATTGAAGGCGTTACAGTTTCAAGTCCAATAACAGGAGGAGGCACAAGCGGTACAGTTAATATTGCCATACAAGATGCACTTACTACTCAAAAAGGTGCAGTACAACTTTCAGATTCTACGTCTACTACATCATCTATATTGGCTGCTACCCCTACTGCGGTTAAATCTGCATACGATTTAGCAGCTGCGGCTATTCCAAAAACTTTAACTACAACTACAGGTGATACAATTTATGCAAGCTCGGCTAACACACCTGCGCGTTTAGGCATAGGTTCAACAGGCCAAGTATTAACCGTTGCAAGTGGTTTGCCAAGCTGGGCTACACCTGCAAGCGGTGGAGGTATGACATCTATCGCAAGTGGTAGTTTAAGCGGGTCTAGTTTAGATTTAACTTCAATCTCTGGAAGTTACAATAGTTTACAATTAGTTTTGAAAAACTTTTATTTTGATAATGCGGCTAATATGCGTATTACAATAAATAACACAGGCAGTATTTACACAATCAGCGATCTTAACGCAGTATTCAGTAGTGCTATGAGTACGGCAGATATTAACATAACAAGCGGCGCGGTTAGAGAAAACTCATCAAATGTCAATGAGGCCGTGCTTGATTTTCCAGATTACAAAAATGCAACTACTTACAAAATTATTACGTCAAAAGTTATTTCGCAAAACAACACAACACCAGCAAACCATAATCTTTACAATTCTAACATCTGGGCTGCATCATCTGCGGCAATTACAAGGATTACAATTTATCCGTCTTTTGGTAATTTTAGCGGCGGTACATACATACTTTACGGAGTAAAATAATGACACACACAATAAAAATCCATAACGTAGAAACTGGCGAAGTTATTGAGCGTGATATGACAAAGGAAGAAATTGTCAATTTAGATGCAATACGCAAGCAAGGCGATGCAGACGAGCAAGCCGCAGCTGACAAAGCGGCAGCGCGCCAGGCTGTTTATGCAAAGCTAGGGCTAACTGACGATGAAATCCAAGCAATAACTAACTAAGGAGAAATAAAAGTGGGCCCTGTAACATTTAATATAAGCAACCAAACTAAATATGATCTAAAAGTACAAGCATCTAATGGCGCACAGGCTGGGGCAGTAGCAGGCGCAGGCACTAGCTTGGGCTTTACACCCAATGACACAAACATAACCTGCGCTATGCGCTGGTACGAGGACGGTATCTGTATTTTGCAGGGATCTGTAGCCTGGTCAGCTGGTGGTAGTGGTGCCGATGACGGCTGGACTACTAGCAACATTATCTGTATGAATGGCGAAGCTAACGGCGTAGGCTTTTCAGGATGTAATGAGGGTTGGGTTGAATTACAACCGTATAACCTTATGGCCAATGGTGGAGAAGTAAGCGTTACTTACACAAACGCTTAAACACTTATGCTGACAAGTTACAACGGCTGGCCAGCATCTAAGGATCAGGCTGAGATAGGCGTAAAGGCCTACAAGGTTGAGGGCACAAACCTTAAAATCCGCTGCGCTGAGAAAGTTGAGCCGTTGCTACTCAACTTTGCTAAGGAGTTTAACGAGCTAATAGAGCCGCTAGAGGGTGGTGCGCTAGATGACTGGGGCTACTGCTACAGAGACGTAAGAGGAGTGCCAGGCAAACTAAGTAACCACAGTAGCGGCACAGCTATAGACCTTAATGCTAGTAAACATCCGTTAGGCAAGGTAGGTACCTTTGATGCGGCTAAGGTGCCAATGATCCGTGCCCTAGCTAAAAAGTACGGGCTAACCTGGGGCGGGGATTACAAAAACCGTAAAGATGAGATGCATTTTGAGATAAGTATTGGCCCTGCAAAGGTTGCAGAGCTAGTAAATAAATTAGGGCTAGAAAAGAGTGAATAAGTGAGTGATATACAACAAGCTAATATACCTGCAAGCACGGTAACCCTTTTAGCCTCAGGCGCTCGTACAACAACAGCGGCGGCCACAGCGGTTACAGGTTTTGCAGCGGCAAGGCAGTTAGTACTACAGCTACAGGTAACTGCAGCTAGTGGCACCACGCCTACCCTGGATGTAGTAGTACAAGACACCGTAGACGGCACCAATTACAACACCATAGCAACTTTTACGCAGAAAACAGCGGCAGCACGTGAGGTAATAAGAGTAACAACAGCTTTTACAGATAATTTAAGAGTAAATTACGAAATTGGCGGCGTAACACCGTCTTTTACTTTTAACGTTATTACCTGGGCGGACTCAAATTGAGCGCGCAATTAAAGGCAGCGGCCTTATCTTACCTACGTGCCGCCCTATCCTGCGTGGGTGCCCTATATCTATCAGGTATCACAGATCCTAAGGTACTAGCTAATGCTTTTATAGCTGGACTTATTGGGCCAGTACTAAAGGCACTAGCACCTAATGAAAAGCAATTTGGGATAGGCGCTAAGTAAGTGTCGCAGGCCCAGGCATACATAGCCGTAGCTTTGGGGATTGCTACGCTTTCAGGGCTTATGGCTGGGCTTGTGCGACACCTGGTTAAGTATTACCTATCTGAGCTACGCGATGACGGCAACGGCGGGCATAACTTACGCGGGCGCGTAGATCGTATAGAGGCGCGGGTGGATAAGATTTACGAGATGATGCTAGAGGACAGGCTAGCTAAATAGCGCGTGTCGCGTTGCCTTTTGTCAGTAGGTAGGTTCATACTTTCACTACACACGCCGAGAGGGCTACTCGGATAAGTAGCGACTCGGCCTTAACAAAGGGCGAAAGATGAACAGTTTAGATCTAATAGTGGTGGGTATGGTTTGCCTGTTTATGGGCTTATTTATCTATGCAGCTTATGATATGGGCTACAAAGTAGGACTAGGTGAAGGTTACCTACGTGGGCGTAATATAGCTAAGGCGCTAAAAGAAGCTGAGGCAAAGCGATGAGTAATTTTCTTGAAGGCTACGAGGATGTCAACGCTAGGATTATTAGGGCACGAGCCGAATACCCTAGCCTTAGGCTAGTGGCATCTATAGAAGATATAGATATAACAAAAGGTTATGTACTTATTAAGGCTGAGGCCTACAAAGAGTACGAAGATCATCTACCAAGCGCTGTTGATTACGCCTTTGAGATGCGCAGCGATAGGGGCGTAAACCTGCACTTTTGGGTAGAAAACGCAGTAACTAGCGCTTATGGCCGTGTTATTGGTTTGCTTACACCTGGGGGCATAGCTCGTAGTACTAAGCAAGATATGGAAAAGGTAGAGGCGCTAAGCGCTAAGGACATAACCCCAGTAAGTGATGATCTATGGGCTACAACACCTGCAGGTATTACGGCTATAGATACAGCTAAAAACGAGGTAGGCAGGCTACAAACTAACCCTGAGTGTAAACACGGGGCGCGTGTATGGCGCACGGGCACAAGTGCCAAGACAGGCAAAGAGTGGGCCAATTACAGCTGCATAGAAAAGAGCAAGGCTAACCAATGTGATCCAGTTTGGTATATGCAGACATCTACAGGCTGGCAGCCTCAAATATGAGCGATAGTTACGAGTTAATTAACCTGCAGGAGATGACAGGCAAACTCTTTGTTAACGGTGAGTTAGCAGCTGAGTACAAGGTAGAAACGTGCGATAAGTGCGCTAGCGTGGCACAGCTAGATAAGTTTGGCTATCAAAAAAACAGCTATGAAAACATTATATGGTTTTGTAAAGGCTGCCGATGATAGAGACAGAGCAAGAGCTATTTAACTACATCAAGGGCCGATACCTAGAGGATCTAACTAAGTCATCTGACCAATACGAGTACCACGATGCTACTAGCACCCTGTATAGGCTGCACATAGAGCTAAAATGCAGGCACACACATTATGATGACCTGCTCATAGAGCAAGAAAAGTATGATGCGCTAATGCAACAGGCCGAGCGCCTGGGCTTTACGCCTTTTTACGTTAATGCCACACCTAAGGGCATCTACGCCTTTAACCTGCGTAAGATAACGGTTAAGTGGTCAGTTAAAAGGCTGCCTGCTAAGACAGAGTTTGACAGCGCGGGCCAGGTTGATAAGACCGTGGCCCTTTTGCCTATCTCAGAGGCGGTGCAGTTATGAGTGAGTCAATACGCTTTGAGTGCCGTAGCTGTAAGAAAATAACAGAGCAGATAGAGCGCATAGTGACAGATAACCTGCCGCCAAATGTAAAGGTTTTACAATGCAAGGTATGTAGCAAAATGAGCGTTTGCCTATTGGTTACTTATGCCGATGTATGAGTATGAGTGTATTAGCTGCTCAATACGCTTTGAGGTTGTTAGATCTATACACGATGTCAACATACCTAAATGCTGTGGCTTTGATATGCGCCGTATTTATGACCCAGTAGGTGCCATATTCAAGGGCACGGGTTGGGGCAAAAATGCAAAATAGCCTGTTTAACGTCGTTAATGAGGATATGACTAGCAACGATTACTACACGCCTAAGTGGCTCTTTGACTCAATGGGCTTAACCTTTGACATAGACGTAGCTGCACCTGCTCAGGGAATACCCTGGATACCTGCTAAACGTTGGTTTAGCCAGGCAGATGACGGCCTAGCACAAGAGTGGGGGGGGGGTTAATTTGGATGAATCCACCTTTTCGCAATACAACGCCGTGGGTAAACAAGTTTACGGCCAATGGCAACGGTATAGCTTTACTTGTTGTGTCTCGTAGTAAGTGGTTTGCTGAGCTGTGGGATAAAGCCGATGCAATTATGGCAACGCCTGCCGATCTGAAGTTTGAGCGCCCTGACGGCACTACTAAAGCTATTAGCTTTCAGACTTTCTTGTTCGCTCTAGGTAAGCCAGCAACAGTTGCATTACACCGTACAAAGTTAGCGAGGGTAAGATGAAAAGTTATCCACAGGTAAGCAAAAGCCTGTGGACGACACGCCAAACGCGCTTAAGTTATCCACAACTGGCCAGTAACTTGACACCTACGCTACGCTCAAACTGCTTGAAGCAAGCCGCTGAGGCGGGTAGCTTGCTAAAGCGTGTAGAGCTACTGGGTCAGAGTATTGCCTTGACGGCCTTGCTTTTAGTAACAGGCATTACTACAGCTAATGCATACGATCCAAACGTAGAGAGCTATAAACTCTATTCTCATATGAAGCTGTTAGATGATAAGCAATATAGATGTTTAGTAGTGTTATGGCGTATAGAAAGCCAATGGTCACCTACAGCAAAGAATAAAAAAAGCAGCGCATATGGAATACCACAGCTACTAAAGATGACAGAGCGCAACCCGTATAAGCAGATAGACTTAGGCTTAAAGTATATTGCTTACCGTTATGGCAATCCTTGTAAGGCTTTAGATCATCATAAGAAAGTAGGGCATTACTAATGGCTAATCGTGGTGACCCTAGATTAAAGCGCGCCTACCGTGACGGCTTCCGCACCAAGATATTGCAGCGTGACGGGTACGTGTGCTTCTACTGTGGCCAAGATGCAGACCAGGTTGACCACGTTATCCCAATCTCTAAAGCGCCTGAGTTGGTGGTTAGTCCTGATAACGCTGTGGCCTGTTGTAAGCGTTGCAATACACGCAAGGGTAATCGGTCACAGGGCGTTTTTTTAGCCACAAGCGCTACCCCCCCTGTCTTTTCTGACCTTTTATCCCCAAAAACGTCCGTAATGACCCAGCAAGGCCCTTGCGCTGGCCAACCTGAGCAGGATGTTAACTAATGGCAACCAAAGCTAGCCAGCCCTTACGAGGGGCGGTGAGACCACGCCTAGAAAACGTGCCGTTAAAAGGTGCAAGCCGAGGCGATGAAGTTGCACAGCTAGCTGAGGATATCGGTCTGCCGCTTTTACCTTGGCAACGCTACGTAATGCAGGATATGTTGACTATAGATAAAAATAAAATGTTTATTCGTAAAACTAATTTATTGCTTACGTCTAGGCAACAGGGCAAAAGTCACCTAGCGCGTATGCGTATCCTGGCGGGTTTATTCTTGTTTAACGAGCGTAACCACGTGGTTATATCGTCTGCACGATCTATGGCGTTAACTACTTTTAGAGAAGTAGCACAAGCTATAGAGAATAGCCCAATGCTAAGAAAAGAGCTAAAGAGCATCCGCTACGCCAATGGTAATGAGGCCATAGTATTAAAGTCAGGGGCACGTATGGATGTACGCGCTGCAACTAGAGACTCAGCCCGCGGCGCTACGGCAGATTTTCTATTTATAGATGAATTACGCGAGGTTGACCAGGTAGCCTTTGCAGCTGCTATGCCAGTAACACGCGCACGGCCTAACGCCCAAACCCTACTGGCCAGTAACGCAGGCGATGCTTTTAGCGTGACTCTTAACGAGCTACGGGAGCGATGCCTGGCACACCCGCCTGAGACTTTAGGCTATTACGAGTACAGCGCCCCACAGTTTGCAGCGCTAGATGATCGTAAAGCCTGGGCGCAAGCCAACCCAGCTTTAGGCATACTGGTAACTGAGGCATCTATCCAAGAGGCCCTAACTACACAAACGACAGAGCAATTTAGGACAGAGACGTTATGTCAATGGATAGATTCGCTACAATCGCCGTGGCCCCACGGATCTGTTGAGGATGCCAGCGACATCAACCTAAAAATGGCACCTGGCCCTCTAACTGTTTTTGCTTTTGACGTTAGCCCAAGCCGCCGAGATGCCAGCCTTGTTATGGGCCAACTATTGCCTGACGGGCGAATAGGTGTAGCTGTGTTAGATACCTATAGTTCACAAGTGGCAGTAGATGAGTTAGCTATAGCTGCAAGTATTAAAAAATGGGCCGATATGTATTACCCGCGTATGGTTTGCTATGACAAGTACACCACGGCATCCATAGCCCAGCGTTTACAAAATGCAGGTGTTCAAACAAAAGACGTATCGGGGCAGTCATTTTATACTGCCTGCTCTGACTTCCACGATGCCCTAGTTAATGATCGGCTACGCCATAGCGGGCAGGATTTACTTATACAACAAATGGCAAACTGTGCAGCTAAAATAACACCCGATGCCTGGCGTATTGTGCGCCGTAAATCGGCTGGCCCTGTAGATATACCTATAGGCCTAGCTATGGTAATTCACGTCTTAGCACAGCCTGTATCTGAGGCTAAAGTTTACGTTTAGACACGCCGAGAGTGTAAATAACTTTTTACCTGTGGATAACCTATAATCCGCCCTATGGGTCTATTACAAACTTTAGGTTTATCTAAAAAAGATGTTACCGCCCAGTTAGCCCCTGCCGTTATGTCACAAGGTTATGGTACAGGTGTTTATAGCTATGGCGGCCTGTATGCAACTGGCAACGGCGCGCCCTTTATGGATCGTTTCACAGCGCTGCAAGTGCCCTCAGTATCACGGTGCCGTAATTTAATTGCAGGCGTTATATCAAGTATAGATTTAGAGTTATATAAAAAATCTACAGGCGTAGAGTTAGAATCTCCACTTTGGTTAGACCAGCCCGATATGCGCCAGCCACGTAGCGTAACTATTGCTTATACTGTTGATTCATTACTATTTTACGGTGTTGCATACTGGCGCGTTACAAGTTTGTATGCAGATGACGGGCGCCCTAGTGGCTTTGAGTGGGTAGCTAATACTCGCGTGACTGTTACTACTGACCAGTACCAAGATCAAATAGATTTTTATAGCGTTAATGGTGTACGCGCACCTATGGCAGGTATTGGCAGCCTTGTTACTTTTCAATCTTTGCTACCTGGCGTATTAGAGACAGGTGCCCGCACAATACAAAGCGCAATAGATATACAAAAAGCCGCAAGCGTTGCAGCTGCTACACCAATGCCTACAGGATTTATTAAAAATAGCGGTGCCGATTTACCTGAGGCACAGATTAGCGGTTTGCTAGCTGCGTGGAAAGCAGCACGTGCTTCACGCAGTACAGCATATTTAACAAGCACTCTAGATTATCAGCAAGTAGGTTTTAGCCCTAAGGATATGACCTACACCGAAAGTAGCCAGTATTTAGCTACGGAAATAGCACGGCTAATGAACGTGCCTGCATATTACATAAGTGCAGATATGAATAACTCAATGACGTATCAAAATATTATTGACGGGCGCAAAGAGTTCGTAGCATATTCATTACAGCCGTTTATTAGCGCTATTGAAAATCGTCTATCTATGGATGACATTACGGCGCACGGTAACGTAGTGCGCTTTGCGCTAGATGAAACGTTTTTACGTGCCGATACTGCAGCGCGTTTAGATGCAATAGAGAAAATGCTTAACCTGGGTTTAATAGATTTAGAGCAAGCGCAAAGTATGGAACAACTAAGCCCTATGGGCCTCAATGAAGGGAACGGGTCTAATGATTTTAACGTTTAGTGGCAATATAGAGGCAGTAGATAGCGGTGAGCGCCGTACTATCTCAGGCAAAATTGCACCGTATGGCGAGATAGGATTCACAAGCGCAGGTAAAGTAATGTTTGCACCTGACTCAATCGAAGCCACAGAACCAAGTAAAGTAAAACTTTTAATGTCACACGATAGTACAAAGCCAGTAGGGCGTATGCAAAGTATTACATCTGCTAAAGACGGCCTTTACGCCAGCTTTAAAGTAAGTGCATCCTCACGGGGATCAGATGCGATTTTGCTAGCCCAGGAGCAACTTATGGACGGCTTATCCGTTGGTGTGGAAGTTATCGCATCAAAGCCCCAAAAAGATTATCTCCTGGTCACCGCTG